ACCACTGGACGACCTGTGGAAAGAATCCCCCCGAAGGAATGAGCGCATATGAACGCAGAGCCAACCAAGCATTTTGCAATTCCACCATATAAAGCGGCTGATTACGGCCAATGGGCAGGTGTTGAGAATGCTCAAGGGTTTAACTGCCTGTCGTTCCCTGACAAACCGGGTGCTAAGTTCACCACACTGGAACACGCCGAAGCGATTGCTAAAGAATGGAACAAGCAATGAAAAAGATGAATCCTATTGCCGAAGCGAAACGCTGGAAGAACGAACTCAAGCAAGCCAAGCGAGAGGACGAAGCATGGTGCAAGCGCGGTAAAAAGATCGTCAAGCGGTATCGGGACGACCGCACACAGTCATTCACCTCTAAGCGTTACAACGTCCTTTGGTCAAACATACAGACCATGCTCCCCGCTTTGTATGGCCGCACACCTCGCGCACAGGTGGAACGCCGCTGGAAGGACAAAGACCCAGTAGCACGAACAGCCTCGACCATTCTGGAACGTGCGCTCCAATACGAGATTGACAACAATTCAGACTTCGACCATTCCATCAAGTTGGCGGTGATGGATCGCCTATTGCCTGGTCGCGGTGTGGCATGGGTTCGATTTGAGTCTAAGAGCGTGGACATTATCCAATCGTCCCCAATGGAAAGCCCTGAGGGTGAATACTCGGACGAAGCCCAACAGCCTAGCTATGGCGAGCAAACCCCTGAGATGAACGTAGAAACCACACCTGTGGACTATGTTTACTGGGAGGATTTCCGCTGCACCCCTGCCCGAACATGGGAGGAAGTGACTTGGTGCGCTCGCCGTGTTTACATGAGCAAAGAGGAAGTCGTTAAGCGTTTCGGTGAGGAATTCAAAGACATCAACCTGACCCACGTCCCCCAAGGTCTTGACGATATGCTCAAGTCGGGATTCAGCAAATCAGACGCTGAAGCCATGAAAAAGGCAGAGATTTGGGAGATTTGGGACAAGACCAGCGAGTGTGTCTATTGGGTGGCAGAGGGTGAGGATAAGCTGCTCGACCACAAGAACGACCCGTACGGCCTGGACAACTTTTGGCCTTTGCCCCGTCCTTTGTTCGCTACTCAGACGACAGAAACCCTTGTGCCTGTTCCTGACTACGTTCTCTACCAAGACCAAGCGGACGAGATCGATAAGCTGACCAACCGCATTTCGTTGCTGATTGAAGCGGTCAAGGTGGTGGGTGTGTATGACGCATCCCAAGCGGGTATTCAGCGGATGCTCACTGAGGGATTTGACAACCAATTGATTCCGGTGGACTCGTGGGCAGCTTTCTCTGAAAAAGGCGGCGTTAAAGGCACGATTGATTTCTTGCCGCTAGATCAGACCATCCAAGCATTGAACCAATGCTATCAAGCCCGTGAACAGGCTAAACAGGTGGTCTATGACGTTACCGGACTGAGCGACATCATTCGTGGCTCAAGCGTGGCCTCTGAGACAGCTACCGCCCAACAGATCAAGGGCCAATACGCCTCTATGCGCTTGAAGCGTATGCAGATGGACGTGGCCGTGTTCGCCTCTGAGTTGCTGCGGATTAAGGCGCAATTGATGTGCGACCTGTATTCCCCTGAGAACCTGATTCAAATGTCGGGGATTATGGGGACGGATGACGCACCTTACGCCGAGCAAGCCATTCAGTTGATGAAGTCTGAACCTGCCCGTTCATTCCGCATTGAAGTGGCCTCGGATAGCTTGGTGGAAATGGACGAACAGGCCGAGAAAGCCTCTAGAACCGAGTTTATGACCGCTTTTGGCACTACCATGCGTGATGCCCTGCCAATGGCTCAACAAGTGCCTGAAATGGCCCCGCTGATTGGTGAGGTCTTGCAGTTTGTGGTGAGAACCTTCAAGGGTGGCCGTTCGCTTGAATCGGCTCTGGAGACAACCATCGAAAAGATGAACGCACCTAAAGAGCCTCAAGGCCCATCGCCTGAACAGCAACAAGCCGAAGCCATGCAACAGATGGAACAGGCCAAGATGCAACAGACCATGCAAGCTGAACAGATGAAGCTCCAAAGCGCGCAACAAATGGAGCAAATGAAAGCCCAAACGACTGCCCAGGTTGAGCAATTCAAGGCTGAACAGGCCATGATGTTGGAGCAAATGAAGCAACAGGCCGAGACTGAGCGCCAGGCTTACAAAGCCCAATTGGATGCCCAGACAAAGTTGCAGATCGCTGAGATGCAGACCCAAGCCCAAATGAAGCCCGTCAACCAGTTCACCGTGGATTCAGGTGGCAAGTTTGACGAGATCGCTGAGACACTGAGCCAATCCGCTGCCCAACAAGGTGCTGGTATCGCCGAAGCCGTCAATACATTGGCCCAAGTCTCTGCCTCACTGGTAGGCGCTGTGGACGAAATGAAACGACCCAAGCGCCGTGTGCTAGAGCGTGACCCGATAACCGGACGCGCTATTGGTGCTGTTGAGATTACTGACTAAAATGCGGGAAGTAATACTTTGTTCTTACTTTCTAAAAGGATAATCATGGAACCCCTCTCTACGGCTATATCTTTTGCCATTGCTAAATTAAACTATGGTCTTAGCGCCTTGTTTATGTCCTTGCTTGTTTTATTCCTCCGAAAAACCCCTGCCTTAGATGGCTATGGCCGTGCGGCTACGGCTTGCATTGTTGGCGGTAGTGCGGTTGGTATCTCCATCATCTTTGGCGGTGCTTTGGCTGTTTATATGGGCATGAATCCCAATGATGTAAATACCTCAATGGCTGTGGGTGGCGCAATTGGATTGGTTGCATTTACGGTGATTAAGGCATTTGTGAAGTTCTTTGACCGCATGGACAATAAAGATATTGTTGAAGTGGCTAAAGAAGTGAAAGAAACATTTAAGGTGAAGTAATGGACGCACAACAGGTCGCCATGTGGCTAACCATTTCGATGGTGGCATCTTTCTTCTTTATTGGCATGGCTTTCATTTATGTGTTTATGAGCGGCCAAGAGATGCACATTCTGCAAAAGGTAGGATTTGCGCTGCTGGTCTTTGGCCTTGTTGTCCAGGTGGTGCGGACGATTCACTTCTTGAAGTTTGGCTCATACCCAATTGACCATTATTTCCCTATGTGGTTGACCAAAGACCTTGGGATAATGGCTTTGATTTACTATTACTCATTCATTCATTCAAAGGTTTCAAAATGAAAACAGTTCAGATCGTCCCACAACTCGCCTTCGCCAATGGCAAGCGAATGAACGCCACACAATTCAATGTGGTTTCAATTCAAGATAACCTCTTTGACCATGTTGTCTTTAAATACACGCTGTATGACGCAAATCTTGTTTGGGCTGGCGAATCGACATATGAGCTAAACGGCATAGAGCAATACAGCACATGGTTTGCTACGCCTGAAGGTGCGTTTGAGATCGTAGCCGCTGGCATTGGTCTTGAGATTGTCCCGACTGAGGGTAAAACAGTCTTTATTCAGGCAATGTAATGGCTGCGGTACTTGCCGACCTCGCCATATACGGCTTGCCCTTTGTTTTAGGACTTGGGGCACTGAAAGTATTACAAGGGCGATATTACGGGCGCAAGAAGCCACCTAAACCTGACGAAACGCCTCCCAATGAGTAAGCTAATGCCTTGGGTGGTAGCGATGCTGGCGTCTATTACGTCTATTTCGTTCCATATTGATGCTCAAGGCGTTAAAATAGAACTCAAGCGGACGCAAGAACAATTGGCGTCTTTGCAGAATGACAACTTCGGGCTAGCTTCGGCGGCTTGTGTGGAATAAGGATAAATAATGACGTTTGCACGAACCACAGCGGTCGCAGGGGTGGGCACAGTCTCATGCGCTGGCACGACAACCGTCACAGGCGTAGGTACGGCGTTTGCCTTTGCACTTGGCGGCGCACCTGCAACCACAGCCCCTCGGGTGGGTGGAACTATCACCGTGGGTGGTGTGACTAAGACCATCACGGCCATCACTTCGGCCACGTCATTGACCACCGACACGGCTTTTGGCACGTTTTCAGCGCAAGCGTTTACTTGTCAAACGGGCATCACGCAAACAGGCACGGACACGATGAACCTAAGCCTCGGTGCTGCGACAGGGTTCACCATTACAAACCGTGGCGACCTCTATCGGATATTTGATATTGGTGGGCAAGATTTGTTCATTGAAGGCACGTTAACAGTGGAATCACGGGTTGCACAGCTTCGCAACGATGGCTCATGCTCTAACCGCTTTGAGGTTCGTGGTAGCGCAACAGGCGGTGAGGTCATTTTCAACGGTCGCAAAGCAGCGGCAGCAAACGCGCCATTCCCTTATCCTGGTTTTGATTGGCTTGGGCAAAACGGCCAGAAGATTATGAAGCTGGTAAGCACCAACGCGCTTTATCCTGCTAAGTTCACTATGGTTGACGCTTGTGTGCGTTATGGTGCGGATTGGATTACAACCGACTCGGGTAACTTCTCAACCATCACAACTTCAGGCGATGTGTGTTGGATTCTTTGCGCTCGTGGCACAGGAACATCTCAGGCTCGTTTGCGTCAAGACAACACCACAGCATCTATCAACTTTACGGCTACAAAAACTTATGTTGGTGTGTGGCTGAACTTTGGTGTGCCTCAAACTAGTTTGAAGGGCTACACGCCAATTGATACAGATGGGCCAGAGATTAACTTAGCATCGGTGGCAGTGGCTTCCCGAATCACAATTGAAGATTACCAGACAACCTATATATTGGCGGCTTATTACGCTGGTGCTCAAATTGTTCTATATGGTTCAGCATGGACACGCCTCAAAAACAACTTGCTAGGCACAAACATTGTTTGGCGTTCGGTTGCTGCTGTTGGCGGTCGGTTTAACGTGCTGGAATTTTCAAAGCAGATAACCATTCGGGCGCAAGACACAGCGGGTAATTTGTTGTCAGACGGGTATATGTACTATCAACCCGTGGGCGCAAACGTGGCGGGTGTTCGTGCCAAAGGCATCACCTCTGACATCACTTTTGACCTGACGCAGCAAGCAGTTGCAACCGTGGCAGGTGCGGCAACAAGCGAGTTTGTTTATGCGTGGGATTGGGCAAACAGTAGTGCCAACGAAAGCACTTATGCTTATTTCTGCACAGGCACGACCAAGGGTGCTGAAACCCATGTCATTCGCTCAAGTCGGTACGGCTACGACAAGCAAAGCGCGACAGTCTCATTGATTGGTAACGGCGCAGCGACACCGACATTCGTTCATGTAAGTTTGCCAACGACTGACAAGGTTATTGCTAATGCGGCGGCTATCACAGGCGTGGCGTTTAACTTCAGCACCAAGACAATCACGGTCACAGGCACTTTGACAATCCAACAGATTTACGACGCCTATCAGTACCAACTGAACCAAACGGCTAACCTGCAACAGCCTGACGAATGTACGGTTGCTAGCGGTCAAACGTACTATGTTGGATGGACAATCAACAACAGCGGCACGATTAACGAAGGCACAAGCCTAACTACAATCCGCGCTGCAACGATTACGAACACGGGCAACATCTTTGCCATTTACACTGACAGCGCAGGTACATCGACCATCTGGAAGTTTGAAAACATCACTGTCGGTTCGTCAATCATCATTTATGACGGTTCAGGCGTAACCAAGTATTTCCAACAAGAAGTCACGACAGCGGGCGACTATTCCTATTACATCCCACCAGGCACTGCTGGCACATATTCATGGGCTATCGAGCTATACGGCAAACAACGCCAATCAGGTAGCTTTGCTGCTAACACTGGCGGTTTGTTGTTCTATGAACCGATCTATATCGAGGATATTGGTTTAAGTGTCACCAATAAGGCCACAGTAGCCGCATACACAAGTCTTGAGACTGCCTCAAAGTTCTTTGATTACACGGCTTATTTCCGTCTCAGTGAGCAAGGCATCAAGTTAGGCCAGATCGCTACACGTTCGGGCACTGCTATTGAGATCGGCAACTTCTCGCACGTTATCAATCAAGGCGCTTCGGTTGTTTATTCAATTACTGGTAGCACAATCACGACAAAATCGACTTCGTATGCGGGTGACACCAAGTACAGCACAGAGATTGCTAACCCACCTGCCACGATCACCGCTAACACCAATGAAGTGATTACGATTGAAGTCCAGGATGCCAATGGCGACAGTTCTGTGACGATTTCAGCCTCGGGTAATAACCAGTTCGAAATCTGGAAAATCACCGATGCAACGCCTCCCGATGACTACGCGACAGGCGTTTTGCTTGACACCGTGGGCATTGGTAAATATCGCTTCATTCACGTTGATGGCTACAAAATGGTTATCCGTGACCAAACAACCAACTTCCGTGTCGTTAGCGAGATGGAAAAAGGCGTGTATACGGCTGAATTGTTCTTTGGCGCGGCGGTTCAATTGGCGCAAGCTGCTGAAGTGACGCAGATCAACACGAAGGTCGATATTCTGCAAAACGCCGTGGATGTGATTGAAACCAAGACAAGCGGATTGACTTACACCATTCCGAATGTCTTGGACGCAAACATCCAGTACGTCAATGATATTGAGGTCAAGGGCACTGGCGAGGACAATGACCCTTGGAACCCCGTTTAAGTCAAATGGGCAAATTCTCCATGAAGTTCTTTTGCCTTGGCGCAATAGGCTTCGTGGGCTTCTTGGGCCGTATCAAACACGCCGATATGAATGTATTTCCCGTTCACAGTGATACACGCACGAAAACGGCGCTTGTTGTATGTCGAATAACTGACACCCTTCAAGCCGTGGCAGTTCGCATCCGATTTGCGATTCATGTTGTTTTGCGAGTATGTGGCGGCTCGCAGGTTTTCAATCCGGTTATCGTCTTTGATGCCGTTAATGTGGTCAATCGTGGGCGGCAACCATCCATGATGCCAAAGGAAAATAATCCGATGGGCGGGAATAGGGCATTTTTTCAAAAGAACGATGATGTATCCATCGTTAAATTTGCACCCTGCTCGCTGGCCTATTTGAATGCGGCTAAATGGGCTGGTTTTCTTTTTCCAGACAAGACCGCCTTCAGTCGGACAGTCAAACAATTCGCGGACAAGTTCCTGCGAAATAGTAGAATCGTATTTGCTCATGCTGTTGCACCTTTATGCAATGGTTTGGGAAGTAACGGCGCGGGATTGCAGTCCTGTACCGTTGCGCCAATTATAGCATCGGCGATTAAAAATGGCTAGCGCATGGGGTAAATCTTGGGGCTTATCTTGGCTGAATAGCTGGGGGAAAGTCGCGTCTCAAGACTCACACGATGGCGGCGGCTATATCCCCGAGCATCTCCTGCGCTGGTGGAAGAAACAGCACGAAAAGAAAAAGCCCACGATTGAAGAAGTAATCGAGGCAGTCCAAGAAAACCCAATAGAGGCATTAAAAGCCGTACCTCAAGCCAAGAAACAGTTTCAGGGCATTGACTATTCAAAGGTCAAGCAAAACGCTGAAATGGCGCTATTCATTGCACAAGAGTTAATGATTGTGCTGGAAATGCGTAGAATAGAGGATGAGAACGATGAGAATGACGCGATCATGCTCCTATTGATGTAAAGGCAAACCCAATGCACCACGAAGCAGGTAAAGGCGATAAGCAACGCCCAACAGACAAAGACGCATTTGATAAAGGCTTTGACGCAATCTTTGGTGTCAAAAAGCCGACACGTGGCTCATTCGTTTACTGCAAGGAAAAGGGCGAACTTATTCCACGGGAGGAATATTACGGCTCATCCGATGTAAACGCTCCAATGATTCAGGCCGACATTGCTGGTTACAAATCAATGGTGACGGGCGAATGGATTGGCTCACGCTCCACACACCGACAGCATTTAAAAGAGCATCGACTCGTGGAAATTGGAAACGAAATCAAAGCCCACACCACCAAACAAGCGCCAAAGGTAGATCGTGAGCAATTGCGCCGCGATATTCACACCTCCATGCAGAAACTTGGCTACTAATTTTTAACCACTGAAAGAGAAAACCTCTTATGTCTGACTCATTACGCGAAGCTTTGGAATCTGCTTTTGAAGCCGATGCAAACCCTGAAACCCCTGCGGTAACGCCTGAGCCTGAGACGGCCTCAGAAACGCCCACAGAGGCCCGTGCCCGTGATGAACAGGGTAAGTTCGCACCTAAAGCCCAAGAGGTCACAGAAACGGCCCCTGAGCCTACCGAGCCAAAGCCTGAACGCCGTGCGCCCTCAAGCTGGAAACCTGCTGCTCAAGAAGCGTTCTTGAAGGCTGACCGTGGCGAACCTCTGACACCTGAAGAAGTGCGGATTCTGACCGCTGAAGCTGAACGGAGGGAATCAGATTTTCATAAGGGCGTGGAATCGTTTAAGACCCATGCTCAAAAAGCCCGTGCTTATGAGCAAGCAATTGCCCCATATCAGCAAACCCTCAATCAATTGGGTGTTGACGCACCGACAGCTATTAGCAAGCTGTTGCAAGCCGACCACACATTGCGATATGCCGACCCTGTGGCAAAAGCGCAGTATTTTCAAAGCCTTGCCCAACAATACGGCATTGATTTGGGACAGGTTCAAAACGTACAACCCCAAGACCCACAAACCCAGTATTTGATGCAACAATTGAATGAGTTGCGCCAAACACAACAAATGTGGCAAAATAGTATTCAAGAGCAAGAGCGAAGCAAAGCCAATCACGAGTTGGAAAGTTTCGCTACCTCTGATAAATCGCACTTCGAGGCAGTGCGAAACGATATGGCTGATTTACTGGAAGCCGGTAAAGCCCAATCGTTAGAACAAGCCTACGAAATGGCTATCTGGATGCGTCCTGATGTTAGGCAAACCCTAATCGAACAGCAACGGATTGAGGCACAACGGAATTATGAGCAGCAACAACGCACACAACGGGCAAAAACTGCCAGTGTGAGTGTTAAAGGCAGTTCACCAAGTTCTGGCGGGTCGCAGCCCCCTGGTGGTGATTTGAGAGCACTTCTTGAATCCCAATTTGCTAGTTAACTTTTAAGGAATCTAAATCATGGCTACCTTTGCCAACATCTCGGACATTCTGACCACGACCATTGAGTCGCGTTCTGGCTCACTCGCTGACAACTTGACCAAAAACAACGCTTTGCTGATGAAAATGAAGCAACGCGGCAACGTCAAGCCCGTCTCTGGTGGTTCTACCATCCGTCAAGAAATCGTTTATAACGATGCCTCGACCCAAAACGCTGGTTCGTATTCTGGTTACGACACCATTGACATCACCCCAAACAGCCCCATTTCTTCGGCTCAGTTTGACCTGAAGCAGTACGCTGCTGCTGTGTCTATCTCTGGCTTTGAAATGCTGCAAAACAGCGGTAAAGAGCAGATCATCGACCTGTTGGAAGGTCGTATCCAAGTGGCCGAAGGCCAACTGGTTAATCAAATCAGCTCTGACCTGTACGGTGACGGTACTGGTAACGGTGGCAAAGCCTTGGTTGGTTTGGCTGCTGCTATCTCCAAGACACCTACATCGGGAACTTACGGCGGCATTAACCGTGCGAACTGGACATTCTGGCGTAACGTGGCTTTTGATGCGACTACCACTGGTGGCGCTGCTGCGGATAAAACCAATATGCAGTCGTACATGAACCAAGTTGCCGTTCAGTTGGTTCGCGGTACAGATCGCCCTGACATGATCGTGGCTGACAACAACTACTACCGTTTCTTCTTGGAATCGTTGCAAGCTATCCAGCGCGTGACTTCTGAAGATTCGGCAGCGGCTGGCTTCACCTCGATCAAGTACATGGGCGCTGGCCTGAACTGTGATGTGTTCTTGGACGGTGGTATCGGCGGTTCTATCCCTACCAATACCATGTACTTCATTAACAGCAAGTTCCTGTTCTTGCGTCCTCACAAGGATCGTAACTTCACCGCTATCGGTGGTGATCGTCAATCGGTTAACCAGGACGCTATCGTGAAACTGTATGGCTGGGCAGGTGCTTTGACCTCCAGCGGCCCTCAGTTCAGCGGCGTTTTGTCGGATTGATAGAAGGGGCTTCGGCCCTTTCTCTTGTCTCAACTTTTTAAGGAAAAATCATGGCCTCTCCATTTGTCACCATTCCCACCGCTGGCGCGGATTTGAACACCATTACCACTGCTGCTGATGCCGCTGCTGGTAAGGTTTTGGACGCTCGTTTGGGCACTGTTCAACACACCTCAAACGGTAAATTTGCCGTGTATGCAAAAGCTAACGCGACTATTGCCGCATCGACTGCTGTTTGCACGGTGAACGCTACGACCTTCTTGGCTACGGCCACGGGTGGTTCGTATACTAGCCCTGCTGTTGCAATGGCTTCGGGCGATTACGGCTGGTTCACTAAGGCTAGCGTCTAAGACCTCTTAGCGTTAAAATAAAGGGGCACAGGGTTTCGGCTTTGTGTCCCTTTTTTAATCAACCCAAGGAAAATTGTGAGCAATCCTCAACAACTGTCCCAAGAATCAAACTTGTTCGTCTCTTTTTACTCTGACGCTATTGAAATCAAAGCTGAGAGCGAAAAACTGGGCCGACCCGTTTTCCGTGATGTGCCTTTTATTAAGATCGTAGTGCCTGGGGATGTGAATAACATCATTGAACGCAAAGCAACTGACGCCGACAAAGAAAAGTTCCCTAAAGCATGGGCACGTTTTGAAGCGTCTGAGGCTGAAGGCCACGAAGGTACGCCCTTGGAGCAATGGCCTCAAATGTCACGCTCAATGGTCAAAGAGTGCAAGTATTTCGAGATTCACACGGTTGAACAACTGGCAAACCTGAGTGATATGAACGTGTCTCGCATGGGCATGGGTTACATGGAACTGCGAAACAAAGCCAAGGCTTATTTGGTGGCCGCTGCTGGCACTTCTGGTGAGACTGCCCAAGCTGCTGAAAATCAGCGGTTGAAAGAGATGATTGCCGACCTGCAACGTCAAATGAATGAAGTGTCTGAGAAGAAACTCGGACGACCCAAAAAAGAAATGGTTGAATGATGAACGCCCTAAAACTGGTTCAACAAGTAGTCGATGAATTGGCCTTGTTTAGGCCTACAACTCTGATTGGTACGCAAGACCCTCAGACACGTCAACTCATGGC